GAAATGAAAAACTCCACCAACACTAATCTATTAATATTAGATGAAACATTTGACTCATCTTTAGACACAGATGGAGTTGATAACCTAATGAAGATTTTATACTCCCTTGATGAAAATACAAACACTTTTGTCATATCTCATAAGCCAGACTTGTTAGAATCAAAGTTAGAATCAAAAATCCAATTCACCAAAATTAATAACTTCTCAAGTATATCATAAGTATCCATTTAGGGATACCTAACACCCAAAACACTATATCCCTTTGGGGATACCTTTTTGTATCCCTATTTAGTTCGCATTTAGTTAACATATTTGTGCTAGTTATGTTATAATATACATATAAACAATAAAAAAGGATGTTATATTATGAATTTCAAATCACAGGATTATTTAGCCAGATTATTAGCTAAAGAAAATTTAGATGTTATACATGGTAACTTTTCAACTGCATCATTCGATGTTGAGGGCCGTGTATTAAGATTACCATTATGGAAAGATAAAGGTAAAGCTGTTTATGACTTACTCGTAGGACATGAAGTTGGTCACGCCTTATATACACCAATCGATGGATGGCATGACTCTGAAAAAGTTATCCCAGGTGTCCCACGTGATATGATTAATATCATTGAAGACATTCGAATTGAAAAGAAAATTCAATCAACTTACCCAGGTATTGTGAGAGCTTTTAAACAAGGTTATAAAGTTCTATTTGATGATAACCTATTTGGTACTGAAGGTAAAGATATTACAACATACAATTTTATGGATAAATTAAATATTTATTCTAAAGGTAGAGGATATGTTGGTGTTGAATTTAACCCTACTGAAAAAATGTTTGTTGATTTAGCTATGGGTGTTGAAACTTGGGAAGATGTGCTTAAGGCATGTACCGAGATTAATGATTGGTTAAACAATAAAGAAGATTATGAAGATGATGAGGAACAAGAACCTCAAAACACTATTGGTGGAGATGAAAATGGAGACCAAGATGATGACGAAAAAACAACACAACAAAGCTCTAATGAGTCTAATCAAATGGATGAAAGTGGATCGGACACTGAATTAAATGAGGGTGATCCAACAGATGAAATTGACCCAGAGGAAAGCTTAACAGATAAAGCCCAAAGAGACAATGAAGGTGATTTATTGGAAAAAGATGAAGATGGTAGACAACCTACTTATTCTTCAGGCATGTCCGATGATACGATTAATAAGCTAATCGTAACATATGATAAATTGAGAAAGGATAGATTAGAAACTGGTAATGCATATACTCAACCAGAATTACCTGGCCTATATAAAATGATGTTGGACTCTGGTGTTACTAAAACAGTTAATCTTATGGCCAGAGAGTTTGAACGTAAAAAAGCTGCTTGGGAATACTCAAGGTCTACTGAAGCCAAAAAAGGTTCTTTGAATACTAATAAGCTTCACCAATATCAATACTCGGAAGATATTTTCTTAAGTGTCAATCGTTTGGCTCAAGCCAAGTCGCACGGTATGTTTATGTTAATTGATTTTTCTGGTTCGATGAATGGTATCCTTAAAGATGTTATTAAACAAACAATTACTATTGCTTTATTTTGTAAAAAGGTTAACATTCCATTTGAGGCTTATTCATTCACCACTAGAGGTGAAAACAAGGAAGTAAATCTTGGTGAAAATGATATTGAAAATGTAACATCACTTAAATTGGTTAATATAATTTCATCTAGACTTAAGAAAAAAGATTTTAATGAATCATTAATGCATATATTTGCTATTGCTGAAGCTTCAGATTGGAATTCACCTCTTAGATATTCTCACATGTCAAATTATGATCGTATGGGTGGAACACCTCTTGTACAAAGTCTTATTGCTTCAGAAAAAATCATTAATAAGTTTAGAGCCGAGACCGGAGTTCAAAATATGAATGTTATGATCTTGACTGATGGTATGGGTGATTCAATTAGAGTTAACAATGAATACCACACGGAAACATTTACTCAAAGAGATGGATTAAAAATTAAATTTGGAAATAAATTCATTGAAGGTAAAGACCGTGATGAGATACAATCCAACACAATTAAATTGTTAGGTAAGCTTACAAATTCTAAGGTCCTTGGCTTCTTCCTTTGTGACGGTAAATATGATTTCAATAATGGATATAGTGTTACTAATATTGATAGTTGGGGTGTAGGTAAGGATAGCAAAAAGGAAATTGCCCGTAAAAAATGGACCACCGAAGGTGTAATTACTTATAAAAATGTTGGTGGTTATGATGAATATTTCATTGTTAAGGTTGGTGGTAAAAAGGTACCAACCGAATTTGAAGTTGTGGATAAAAAAGGTACCGGCATCGGAATCAAAGATATTAAACGTGAGTTTAGAAAATTCAATAAGAATGCTAAAAATTCTAAACAACTGGTTAATAAAATTACTGATGCTGTTGCAGCTTAGGTATCCATTAAGGGATATAAAAATGTATCCCTATCTAGTTCGCATTTAGTTAACATATTTGAGCTAGTTATGTTATAATATACATATAAACAATAAAAAAGGGAGTCAAAAATGAATAAAAAAATAATAGAACAATTACAAAATAAATACCCAGACAATACTGAATTTTTACCTAATCAGGTAATTGAAGCTGCTGCTGAAGTTGGAGTTGCCGAAACAGGAATCTATAAAGAAATGCAAAGTTTTCCTAAAGTCCGTAGAGGTGTTTATGATATGTCTGGTGTATTAACACCTTTCAAAGCTAAAGCTAATGTTGTAGAAAACATTGGTGTTTCATCAGTTTCTAATGATGAAATTTATATACCTGAACAAGATAAAACATTTGTACAATGGGGAAACTTCTCTGATGTATTTAAAATTGTTAAATCTCAAATGTTTTACCCTACATTTATTACTGGATTATCTGGTAACGGTAAAACGTTTATGGTTGAACAAGCCTGTGCTAAGGCAGGTAGAGAATATGTTAGGGTTCAAATCTCACCTGAAACAGATGAGGATGATTTAATTGGTGGCTTTAGACTACTGAATGGTGAAACAGTGTTCCAAAAAGGACCTGTTATTAAAGCTATGGAAGCTGGGGCTATTTTATTAATCGATGAGATTGATAGAGGAACAAATAAAATTATGTGTCTCCAAGGTGTCCTTGAAGGCAAACCAGTTCTAATTAAAAAGACTGGTGAAGTAATCACACCTAAGACTGGATTCAATGTGTTGGCCACAGCCAATACTAAAGGTAAAGGTTCTGATGATGGTAGATTCACCGCGGCAACAATTCTTGATGAGGCATTCCTTGAAAGATTTACTATTACCGTTGAACAATCTTACCCAGCCCCAGTGACTGAAAAGAAAATTATCATGAAGCACATGGAAAAATTTGAAGCTATTGATGAAGAATTTAAGGACCTATTAGTTGGATGGGCTGATACAATTAGACAAACATTTAAAGATGGTGGTGTTGATGAAGTTATTTCAACCCGTAGACTATGTCACATTGTTCAGACCTTCTCAATTTTTGGGAAACGTGATAAGGCAGTTTCATTATGTATTAATCGCTTTGATGAAGATACCAAAGAAGCCTTCCTTGATCTTTACACTAAGGTTGATGCAACCGTGACCGGTGTTGGTGAATATCCAAATGATACTTCAACAACTGAGTTTGAAGTTCCTTATGCTGATTACAAAATTTAATTAAAAAATAAACGCATTTTTGGTTTACTTTTGACCGGAAATGTGTTATAATATACATATATGGAAAAAATTAATTACAAATATAACGAGGATAAAATCTTAAATGATTTTATTATCTATATAAATAAAACTTACAATCAACACTATTGTAGTGATGACGGTACTCAGTCTATGGATCTTATTTCCGCGACTGGAAAAGGCTTAGATTTTTGTCTAGGCAATGTTATAAAATATGCTGCAAGATATGGCAAGAAGGCAGGTACTAATAGATCTGATCTTGTCAAGATTATGCACTATAGCTTATTAGCATTAAATGAGCATGATTTAAATAATGAAAAGGAGTTAGTGAATGAAACTAAGTAATGAAACAATTGAAGTATTAAAAAGCTTCGCAGGCATCAATAGTAATATTGCATTTGGTGTGGAATCTAAAACGCTACGGTCAGTGGCTATTTCAAAAAATATTATGGGTAAGGCAACCATCACGGAGGACTTTCCTTATAAGTTTGGTATATATGACTTAAATCAATTTTTAAGTTGTGTGGGATTATTTAATGATCCTAATTTAGTTTTCTCTGATAATCAAAACTTTGTAACAATATCTGATAGTGGTTCATCAATTCAATACTTCTTTTCAGATATTGAGAATTTAGTTACTTCAGATAAGGATTTACAAATGCCAGAATCCGAAGTTACATTCACTATTACTAATGATCAATTAAATGCCATTCGTAAAGCATCAGGTATTATTTCTGGTGATCATGTAATTGCAAATAATAATAATGGTGTAATTAAGTTGACTGTTACAGATACAACAGATCCAACTTCAAATAAGTTTAGTTTAGATATTACAAATTGTGATATTAAAACAACAGAACAATTTGATTTCATATTCAATGTGAATAGTTTCAAATTTAAAGAGGCCGGTGAATATGTTTTTGACATTTCGTCTAAAATGATCTCGGCAGTTAAAGCAGGTGATACCAATTACTGGATTGCCTTAGATAAAAATTCAAAATACGGAGTATAAAATGAGTGAAGAAAACCAAGTAGAAGATGCAACACAAGAGGTGCCAGGTATTGGCATGCAAGATATTGCAGCGTGTGTACAAATTATTGACATTGTAACTAAACGAGGCGCCTTTGAAGGTTCTGAATTAAGCGATGTTGGTACTGTTCGTAATCGATTGGCAGCATTCTTAGAAGCTAATAAACCAGCCGAGGATGAAGCGACTGAGGATGAAGCGACTACTGAGTAATAACAATGCCCCTTTAGCTCAGTTGGTCAGAGCGTCCGACTCATAATCGGTAGGTCGTTAGTTCAAGTCTAACAAGGGGCACCAACTCTCGGTGGCACAATCGGATAGCGCAACGGCCTTCTAAGCCGTAGGTTAGAGGTTCAAATCCTCTCCGAGAGGCCAAATTTAAAAATAGGAATTATATTATGTTGGAAAGTGATTTAAAAGATATTAAAAGTGTCATGCAAACTGTATTGGATTCAATGATTAGAATTAATTCTGAAAAGGAATTCATCAAAGAAACAATTAATGCCTTGGCTGAAAAATATACATTAGATAAAAAGGTACTTAAAAAGGTAGCTTCTATTTTATATAAGTCAAACATGGCAGAAGTTCAAGCAAATAACAATGATGTTGAAGAA